GTAGCACTAAATTAATTAAATCTTGTTTTTGCATCTTATTTTTTGTTTAAGGTTTCAATTTTATCAAATAATACTAAAGGCAAATACATTCTGAAATAGTAATCAAAACTATCAACCGCAATTAAACTCTCACTACTTAATAACTCTTTTAAGTGTTCAATATTAACCGTTTTACTTGTAAATGGCATATCGTGTAATATCTTTAATTCCTCTACTGAAAACTTTAGCATTTCTTTGTAGAATTTTGTTGCATTGTTTGGTGTCATAATTTCAATTCTTTAATTAATAAGTCTAAATGCTTTTTTGGGATTTTACGCCTTCCACTAATTGCGTGTGATAATATTGTTTTTGGAATATTTAATTTTTCTTCAATCCAAAACAAATTGTACTTACCGATTTTTAGTTCGGCAAGTAATTTTTCGTGCTTATTTATTTCCATTCAATAGTCATTAATTCATTTTCGTATTTTTCAACTTGTTCAGCCCACATTAAAGCTTTTTCGTTATCGCCACTTTTCATGAATCTACACATATTTTTAGTAGCCTCAGATAATAATGATTGTAATACTGTTTGATTTTTCATGGCCTTATTTGTTTATCGTTTAACTGATACAAATGTAATACTTATTTTTATATTGTCAAATATTTTTGACAATTATTTTAACAAAAAAAGCAAGATATTTTTTAAGTACTTGCTTTTTAGTTGGTTATTTATCCAATATTTTAACCAAACTTTCAAACTCTTCAAAACTTTCAATTGCAATTTCAGAATAGTTGTTTTCAATTGATATAGCAAAAGTATGACTGTGATACTCTAAATCTGAATTATGAGTAATTGTCATTTCTATTTTAATTCCGTTATTTAACTTCTTAAATATTTCAGTAAAATACAATCCTTCGCTTTGCCAACGCTTTAACTCAAATTTTCTATTCATTAAGAAATCTTTAAACTCAATTATATGTTTTGGTATCATTTTATTTTATTATTAAGACGTTCACTAAATTTCAAAGCTAAAAACTGACCGTTTTTCAATTCAAAATGATTTTCAATCCTTTCGAATAGTTTTTCACCGTTATTTATTCGCTGTAAATAATGGTTAAGTTGTGCAGTCGTTAGCTTTGGTTTGTTCATTATTTTTTCATTGACTTATAAATATCAACTAATTCCATAAAATAATTACGAGCCATTTCAGCACGTTTATTTATTAAATCTATGTCATCAGATGTACATTTAACTTCAAAAGTTTTAATACGCTCCCAATCTGCTAAATGGTCAAAATTATGCATTTGTATTACTTCATCTAAAAATGATTCTGTAAATTGTCCTTCATTACCCCCTTCTTTCCATAGTTTCCAAGCATCATTTATTACTAAGTTCATTGGTGTATTTTCTAAAGAATAACAAACATACCATTTGTCTAAATTACTCATCATGGCTAATCTCTTAGCTTGCCAAATGTAATTAGTATTTTTTAATTCTTTATCAAATAATGGGAAAGTGTCATCTGTATAACTACATTTAGCATCAAAACCAATTATGCTTTCTTTGTATCCATCAGGATGACCAATACCTATATCATCTTTTAATTCTATACCTAACTTATTAGCATTAATAAAAAACCCCCAACCGTTTACTTTAGCAATTCTATTTATAGCTGAATCTTCTAATTCAGTTCCTTTGCTAGTGTATTTATTGCTAATACTTAATTTAGTTGTATTTCTTATCATTTCATTGAATAAGTTTTTAACTAGCTTTTTTGCAGTATCTCCAAATCCTTCTTTATTTCCACGCTCACCAGTCATTAACTCACCAAAATTGTAAGTACGGAATAAAACATCCGTACTTTTTATATTTAAAATTCTATTTTCCATAATGCAAAATTTGTTCTTCTGTTAATTGGTATTGTGCCTGTATTTGCTCAATAGAATAAGTTTTTAAAGCTTCTTCTAAATGTTCATTTGAAATAGTATTTAATTGTATTGTATTTTTATTTGTAGCATCTACGTAATCAGTCTCAAAAGTTTCTGAATCTTTTATAATTCCTTGGTCTGTCTTTAACGCTATTTGCATTTCAATACTTAAAATACCCCATTTAGATAATGTATTTTTAATTACTGTTTTTTTAGCCATTGCGTCAAAATCAGATTTCCAAACTGAATTAGTTGAATTATAAGTTTTTGAAAATCTAATTGCATGTTTTCTAACTTCTTCAACAGTCCAATAAACAGTTTTTTCAAAACCATTTAATAAACAAAAATAAGCTACATACCCAACTACATTACCTTTACCTTCAATAGTAAAATCAGCATCTAAACTTTCTGTTAAACGATTATATTTTACAAATTGGTTCTCATAAATTTCAATTACATTAATAGCTTTATAAGCCCCTGTTCTTTGTGCTAATTGTACAAATCCTTTCCATCCAATTTGGAATTGTGCAGAATTACCATAAGGAACTATCCAAGCAAAACCTAACGAATTATTTATAGGTAAATCTAATGTAGCCGAAACACAAGCACAATTATAAATACTTTCAGGTGATGCTTTTGATAATAAAGTGTTATTACTTACTACTTGTAATACACTTGTAATAAATTGATTACTTCTTTTTCCTAGAAGTTCTTCAAATTTGCTCTTAACATTACTGTGAGCAAAGAATTGTTTTGTTGTTAATTGCGTACTCATAACCTTATTTATTTAACTGTTCTAACTTACTTATTAATTTATCTACTTCGCTCACTGGTGTATTACCTGTAATTACACCGTTAATGATATTATCTACTTTATATTCAAAATATATTTCATTGTACATACGGTGATATGGTGTAATATGTCCTTTTTGCCTTAAGCTAATTAGCAAAGTTTCAATTTTGCTAAACGTTTGTTCTATCCAAGTCATTTTTTTAAATCAAATAGCTGTTCAAATGATTCATTATCAAGGTACTTAAAACTAATATTAAGCATACTTAACGCTTTATTAATTAAATCCTGTTTATTTTTAAGATTTAACCCATTTTTTTGAGTTATAAATCTTAATTCAGAAAGTACCATTTCAGATTCTTCTGTTAATTGTATTTGTGCAAATGCCATATTTTATTTTTTTTGTTTTACAAATATAATTGTTATAATTTAATATAACAAACTTTTTTCAATAAAAAAATAACTACCTAATAATTAAGTAGTTATTTTTAGTTGCGTAAGTACAATTGTTGTACGCAACCTAAACGAACAGTTCGGGCATTGACAACACTTTTTTAATTCTATCATTTGACATTTGACAATATTTTTCTTCTACATCAAATCCTATTACTTGACGACCTTCTTTTATTGCCATCGCTGCCTCTGTACCGCTTCCAGCAAAAGGAACTAACACTAAATCGTTTGGACGGCTACAAGTCAAAATTAAAGCCCTTGTAAGCGTTTCAGGTTTGCAAGTATCGTGGTCATATTGGCCTGTAATGTGTGCTTCTTGGTCAAAACTCATCACATCAAATAACTTAAATTTGTTATTAAAGTACCTTATAGTTTCTTCATATTCTTTTTTTAAATCTTCATAACTATAATTAAATCCACCTATGTAATTGTACATTTCTTTACTCATCAAATCAAATCTTGTTGCGTGGCTACCATATTTATAGGTTGCTAAAACTTTTGCACTTCCCCTTGATGAAGCAATTTTTAAATTTAATAAACAATCAATAAAATTATTTAAAGTTGCCGTTTCTCTAATTTTAGAAATTAATCCTTCAAATCTTTCTTTATGAATGATTGTTGCTTTATTCGTTACAAACTCATTGGAGTACATCAGTAACCTTTCACTTACAGGAGCAAAGCATCTAAATAATTCTACACCCTTTTTAGTTTGTCGGTTAAATTCTATTGCAATGTTGTTTTCTAAATTGAAATACTTATCAAAAATAATTTGTGCATACGCTATTTTTTTAGCGTGTCCATACCAGAATAAAGTACCATTGTCAGCAAGTAAGCGTTTGCACTCAATAGCCCATTTTTCAACATCAATTAAGTATTCTTCAAATGACCCCCAAACAAAGTCAAATGAGCCTTTAACCTCAAAATATGGCGGGTCTGCCAAAATCAACTGTACGCTTTTATCTGCAAGTCCATTATTAAGCCAGTCGGAATGATGCACACGACCCAAAATAGGCTGCGTACAACATCGGTTTGGCAAAATGGGGGCTTCTGTATTTCTATTGAGCATCTGTACTTTTATTAAACATTAGTAATTCTAATCGGCTTTTGTGGGTATAATCCCCCACTTCGCCAAGCCGTAGGCGTTAGGTGCAATGCCAGCGGACACCCTAAAACATTCGGAGTTGGCTGACAAAATCTTTAAAACGCTTTTCTTGTTTTCCATAATATTCTGTATCAATTTCAAATCCTGTGAAATGTAGACCCGCCTTATTTGCTGCAATCCTACTGCTTCCACTTCCTACGTGTGTATCTAAAATACTTTGCCCTTCAGTTGCATATTTGTAAAAAATCCAATCATATAACTTTACTGGCTTTTGGGTCGGGTGGAATTTATTTGCCTTATCTAAATAAGCTGAGTGCCTAAACATTTTTGGGGCTTTATCAAATGAAGTCCAAGCCATTTCACAATCTGCAAATGATAGTCCTTCTGGTATTTCTTTATCCCAAATAATGTAATTTTTACAAGGTGGCAAATCAAAGTAATTCCCGCCCCAAATGATTTGATTTTTTGATACTCTAAATAATTGGGCAAAGTATTCGGGAGTTGGTGTTTCCTTATCCCAATCTTTTGGCTTCCATTTTCTATTCTGTATTTTAGATGCCTTTTTGCTTTTACCAACTCCCATATTCATATTAGCCAAATCCAACCCATAAGGCGGGTCTACAACTGCTAAATCAAATTGATTATCAGAAAAGCGTTTTAAAGCCTCTACACAATCCTCATTGTAAACCTCCGAGAAAGGCACTGCACCTAACACGGGTTTGGCAAAATTGCCGTTTTGTTCTTCTATCAACATTCGTTCTTAATTTTAAACATTTGTAATTCTATTTAGCTTTTCGGTTCGGCAACTTCGCCAAGCCGTCTAACGTTAGTTGCAATATTAAGAAACAGCTTCGATTTCACGTTCGAGCGTTTTAATATCGCCTTCAAGTTCTGATATTTTTTCTTCGAGTTTGCCGATTTGATATTCAGCAGCTTTTCGCATATCCTCATTTGTCTCTCTTACAGTTTCAAAAGCCGATTCAATATTATCGTACATTTCATTTGCCCATTGGCTTCTTAGTTCTAATACTGTATCTGCACTCATTAGCGGGCAAAGCTGCTCAATAAAATCCTTTAAATGGTCTTCTATTGTTGATTTTACTAAACCTATTTCTTTGTCAATTTTTGGACAAGTATAACTATAATCTAATCCCATGTTATTAATTATTAAATGATTAAATAAATACTGCAACTAACACGTGGTATAAAACAAAGCGGTTTTAGTGGTAAGCGAAGCTTTGTAGCCCGTACCAATTTCCCTGCATATGAAAAATGGCTTCTTCGCAATCCGCTTCGATTTCATACCACCAACGTTAGCAGAAAGTTTAGAGCAACCGTCCATGAAGTTCTGCAATCTTCTCATTTATCATTTTGTTGTGTTCTTCAATATCCACCCATTCAAGACGAATTTCACGAACTGATTTAGCGTGTTTTACAGCTTCATCTTTAGGATAAACACCAGCTTCAAATCTTAATGAAGTATAACCGCAACTATTTGGTCGGTAATAGCTGCCTTTAATTATGTAGCAATATTTTATATTTGGATTATTTGCTATTTCATCAAGTTTAGCGATTCGTTCACGTTCGTTTATCAATTCATCAATTTTACTTCTAACGACTTCTTTACCTTCAAAAATAATCTTATCTGCATTTCTGCATCTAATAACAGGAATACTCATATAATCTACTTCATCATTAGTTCCTTTTATACAAATACCTTCATATTTATTCTCTTTCAATAAAATAGATTTTGCTTCGTTTCTATTTTTAGCATAGCAAATTTTTTCTGAATATAAATATCCTTCTTCAATTTTTGAAAAGTCAATCTCGTATGCTTTCGATAAAATAAAACCTTCTGCTAACAGTGGTTTTGCGTCATTGGGTGTTTTTGTGCTATCTATAATCATTTGCGCTTAAATTAAAATTTGTAATATTAATCGGCTTTAGTGTTGAGAATCCCCAACGAACGCAAAGCCACAAAACGTTATGTGAAATAAAAATTGCTACCTTCCGTAGTAACAATTAAATATCCACACATAAAGCCATTTCGGTTTTCTATAATAAAAACTTTTGCCTCTTTTCCCATTACGATAACTCCAATGATAACCCACACACTTTTCAAACAACCATTGTTTCCACAACCATTTCAGCTTATCTATAAAATTCAATTTGTAAATCTTAACCATCATTTCTTCCCATTCATCAATATCCTCATGATAGTTAGGATATTCATTTTTGAACTCACAAATTGAATTTTCATATACACAACTCCCATTTAAGTGAACATCATAATGGTTGCTTATAAACCTAAACTGAACTTTATTATAAGGTAAAATTTTTATTAGCTCTCGTTCCATAATCCGCAATTTTTACTTCACATAACAAGGGTTTTGCGTAATAGCCCTATCAAGTGTCGTGGTTAATTTTAAGTTTTTACTAAGGGCTACTACGCAAAGCCCAGATACGTTAGCGGTAATGTTAAGACCGCTCAAAACCTGCCCAACCTTTATTCCATTTTGACAACTTGAAAGAAAATGAAAAACCGCAATGGTTATCTTCAAGTGCTTTGGCTGCTAAAAATGCGTGAGTATCTACAATTTCACATTGCTTATTTTCTTTCAATGCTTTTAGTAATTCGTGTCCATTCTTCGGACGAAAAACACTACCGCTAACAGCACCCTTGCAAAAGCGGGGGTTTACGGCTTCGTCTGAATGTTTTGTAGTAATATTATCGTTCATCATTCTAATTGAATTTTGTGGTTAAATGCCCGCCTTCGCAAGGCTGCAACTCGTTGTGTGCAATTATTTGGACACCCAAAATGGGTATTTCTCTGTGTAAATAGTTTTATTGCCACAATTAGACACATAATCCCCTACCTCTTGTTCCATCCATTCCATTAATGCAATAAATCGAGTTATAGATTCATAGCCAAAACAGCCATATTTAAAAATAACTGTTACTCTAAAATCTTCATAATTATATATTTTCCCCTTTGGGTCTATATAAGGAAAAACTAAAGTATCCCCTATTTTTACTTCTACACCATTTTTATCAAAGATGTTACTTTTCATATTATTTAATTTTAACTGCACACAACATTGGTTTTGTGTCATGTCGGCAGACGAATAAATGCTCATCTTTTTGTTATCTATTTTACTGTGTTGCAAACGTGGGCAGACGAGCAATAAGCCCACACGAACACAAAGCCGTAAAACGTTATTTTAACTGATTGCAAATGTATGATAAAATAAATTGTAATACAATAGATTTAATTAAAAAATAATTAAAAATAAATTATTAATAATTATTTGTGTGTTTAAATTAATTAACTACATTTGCATTATCAAAATAAATAAAACTATGGAAGAAGAAATAAAAGGAGTGTTTTTGCAGTGTAAATTAACAGAACAACACGAATTACAAGAATTAGTTGTTGTTAAGAAATTCTTAGGTATTAAGAATAATACGGAACTTATAAGATTTCTTATTAAAAAAGAATATGAAAATATTAGATAAGATTAAACAATTACTACCCTTTGCACTTTGCATCTTCATGGTGCTATTAATTCAATATTTATTATGTCACTAACAAAAGA